TATTTATATGCAGGGCGCATATAAATTTTATTATATATATTTATAGACCTTTTTAGGTCTATTAAATTTTGTATAATACTGGGCTACGCCTATAGAGGGTAGCCCAACCACCAGGGAAACCTGGAAAACGTTTAAAAGACCTGGATTATATCCAAGGACCTAAAAACGCCCACTGTCGGATAAGTATCTTCTTTCGAAGAATCCTTACTCGGCTCCTGAGACTGGTTAAGTTTCCTTGTCCAGACTCGACACTGCTGCCCTTTAGCCTTGCTAAAAACAAGGCGTGGTCATCGGAGTAGTACCTTATGGGTACTGAGAGAACGGTCTTAACACGGTATCCTTCGATACCATGTCTAGCCCTTGACGGAGTGGCCTCATCGAAATCAACGATGAAGCCACCGTCGCCATAACCATCGGAAATAAGGCAAGGGTTTCTCACCTTATTACGAAGGTAAGCAACGCACTCCATGAATCTTCTGTCACGTCCGAAAAACATCTCAGATTTAGACAGACGAACCACAGAGTTTGCTGCTAAGTAGGTTCTCAATTCTCCATCGACTACATCTTTAAGATAGTAAGGCTTGCAGTCCTTCCCGTCGAAATAGTGGGATCCACAGCTCTCCCGAAAATGTCCAGAAGAATAACTTTTCTGAACGTTAACGGTAAAGCCGTAAATCTTACAAATTTCAACGAAAAGATCGAAAGCTTCTACAGGGATAATGACGTCATCTCCGTAGACACTGACCATCTTAGTGTCGAGGTGTAGCTTTTTACAGCAGCTAAACGCCAACGCATAGAAGATCAGAGACTCGAGTTCGAACGTGAAGCCGTTCCCCATACTGGAGAACTTCTCATATTCGATTAGAGTGCCATCGAGGGAACCAAACTGCGACCTAGTCAAATCCAACAAAGCAAACCATCTGGGTGGTAGTAAATTCCACACAGTTGATGTGCTAATTGAATCTGACGCAGAAGAGAAATCTACTGTAGCAAGGTTGTTAAACTTACTACCGACTCTTGCGAGTCGCTGATTCCTTTCCTGCGAGTTAAGGTCGACGCCCACCCTACGAAGCCGTCGACGGATCATAGAACCAAGAGCTTTTTGAAACCAGAGATTCATCCCTGGTTCAATTGCGATGGTCCTATCCGTCTTCGAATTCTTAGGGACAGTCACGATTTTATTTCCAGCGTGGAAGCTAAATTTCTTTAGCGACCATATCGGATAAGCCTGTGCGAGAAAAGGCTCAATAAAATTGTGGAGGACTCGCGTTATTCCGTTTTCTAAGCGGAATTTATTGGTGGAACTAGTGTCCCGCTTTATAATTTGGGTAACACCAGGGCCCCAATCGGCAGAGTCAAAAAACTCGTCCGGCTCGAAGTGAGTTAGGATACTTTCGATTTTACGAATAGATTCATTATGAATCCATTCGAACTTATCACACTTTTTGTGAGAAGTCTGAAAGTTATCTTCATTCACGACCGAGCATGCACGCTCAGCTTCTAAAAATATATCCAGGGCCATTTGCTTCTTATTGACTTTCGTCTTTAAGAAGGTGGACTTAGATAGAAATTTAGTTGATAAGTATGCATCTCTAAACTGCCTACCCTCTAAGTAATTTAGAGGATTAAAATCTAGAGCGATTAACTGGTCGTGTTCTTGATTAGAGAACATTAACCAGATCGCTAGAGACCTAGGACAATCTAGAGAAGACAAGTACGACTCTACGAACCTATCGGTCGTTTCAGTAGCAATTATCACTGGTACCTTCCTTAATCTAAAGATTGAGGACTGAAATCGCTAAGGTGATTAACCTAAACGATAATCAGAAGATGAACCTACCTCAATAGAGGTAGAGTCTTGGACGAAGAATCAATTAATAAATCGATTCGAGGTCCTTGACAGCCGCGACGACGCTTGCCTCAGCCAATAAATTGGCAAGGTAAGCGAGGATGTCGCTACGCTGAGCCAAAGTTACCGTTTTCGGTAAAATGAACTCAGCGGTTGCGACCATCTCGCCCTTCTTCAGGGCGGGATCCACGGTGTCCATCACAGGAACCACGACTTTTGCCGTGATGCGAGCGACGGGGGAACCGTTCTTCGGGAGCTTGCACTGCAACGAGATCGCCGGACGCGCGTCAAAAGCGACGTCATCCGATGCCTCGTAAAGCCGTGCTACTCCCTGGGAATCGATTCCTGAGGGGCTGAACGTATGCGACACAGGTGTGTCTGCACCGTCATCCAGCGTAATGGCAGCGAAAGCTGTCATAATAACTACCTTTCAAAAAATAAAAGTAGAATCCGCCTGGAGGGACTATCGTCCCGTTACCATTTGGACCAAAAGTGCTATACCATTGGCTATATGACCGGCCGAAAAAGGATTTTTGAAAGACGGGAGCGGCAAATTCGGTACAGGAATTAATTCCCTAGTACAGAAGAAGTCGTCCGTCGACCAAGTCCAATTACAAGCTTCGATCTTATCACCAGAGGGTAGCACACCACCATCGTGCAAGTAAACTACGCCAACCGATTTACGGATGGTAGTAGTTCGCGAGCATTCGAGCACCTCGAGGCGGTCACAAGCGTACACGTCTCTTAAGAAGTTACCGATTGGCAAAAACCAATCAATAACGAAAGAGAAGGGTACGAGCTCCCACTCGACGTTGGCTGGGTTGGTAAAGCCCAACTCATCTAACCGCTTGCGTCCCAAATTGGGTATCTTGAAAGATACCTTGTAGACAATATCGATCGTGACCTTATCTAGATACCGAATTCTGTAAAAACCAGAATCCAGGCTAGTAGGGACATAACTGCTATTATCTATCTCAAGACGCTTGCGACTTCTGGCAAAAACCGGAGGCATGTCATCAAAGAAGGCTGCTAATGCTTCAGCAGCCCCTGAGATGTCAGAGACCAGAGGATTTATGCCATAGCGGTAAGCTAAGAAATCATTAGCCATCTTCTTAGGCGTGAAGGGTAACAAGTCCTTCAGAGACTTAAAAAGAGTGCTTTTGATAGAACCCTTCCTCATCTTAACGATAGTTAAGAGGAAGTCGAGTAAGCGCTGAAAGATGTTGCGAAACATCTCAATACTTTGAGCGCCCTCAGCTAACGCAGTGGCTAAGTCAACCTTCTGATTAGTAATCTTGGAGTAGAGCTTCTTGACAACTTTCGCGTCAAGGGCAGCTATCTCTTCAGAAAACGTGTCAAGAGGAAGGTCAGACGCGACACACTCTCCAATGAATTCGTTCCCCATAGGACTTAACAAGCCCGCGTACGGGCCAGAAATGGCCGAGCACCAGGGACCTTGGTAAACCCAGTGGGGTTCGTAATCACTGAAGACTGGTACACCACCAACCGGTGTATATGTAGGATACATAAAATACACCGAAGGTGATGAACAGTAGCGAAGGTGTTCTTCAAACCAGAAAGCATTAGTCTTGAGCGAACCAATTTTTCGACCAGGAAGAAGTTGAATCTTCCGGACTAGAATTGGAACGGTCTCGGTAATGTATTTCCTGATTTTAGGGTCCCAACGCCGCTGAACCCGTGTTTTCCCGGTTGGAACGTACTCAGATTCTTTGAATCTGGGTCCTTTACAATCCCGAAAAACAGTAGGTCGTTTGCCCATAAGCGAGTACAGAGAGCTGAACCGAAGAATTGGTTCAACATCTGCCTTGCATGACCGGCTATTAAAGTTGCTAGAACGTCGAAACTGGGATTCCTTCAGAGCAGTAAGAGTGGGCCAGTCATCGGTAAACGTGCTAAGCGGTTGAAAACCGGAGTAGATACCATCGGTATCTGCAACCTGGTATTCACGAACTTCGCACGGTAATGCCGAAATACTGTCCCTCCTTCTGATGAAAGACTTCCAAGTGTTGTCGTTAAAAGCATCTGAAAAAGGCCAGATAAGGAAAGGCATTCTAATGCCCTCCAGTATGGGACTTGACCTCGCGAATTACCAATTCAAGAGGTTTGCAGTCACCGAACAAACATTGGACACCAGCAACGGTAATAAATATCGTTACAAGGTACCAAAGTAGATCGGTGACTCGAAGACTTCGACGAAAGTCGAAGCCGGCCTTTGAGAGCCGTACGGGTTCTACCCGTAAACTACTTCGTCTCTTGAGAGGGACTCGACGCCTAGGTGAGTTATCGATAAAACCACCCTGATGATTTGGGGTAAATTCCAAATCAACATGAGGTGCAGGTTGGATAACCTGTATCTCGGGTGGAAGAATCTGTAACTTATCCTTTCGCATGTTAAAACCGAAGAGCATAGCGTAATAACGCCAGGCTCGACGGATTGACCGACGATTGGTA